TGCAAAGGTGGTTAGTCGCTAAGACGCTTCCACGAAACTAGAAGACCGCTCCGCAAGGGGCGGTTTTTCTTTTGGCGGTAAACTTATACAAGACGATTGGCGGTTACATTGGCGGTTATCCCACAAGCAAAGATAGGCATGAGTGCCGTTACGGGTGGGTCGTATGGCGGTACTGTCGGAACTCGTCTTGAGATTACAAACTGGAACGAAGTAATGAAAGTTCTAGTAAAGCTTGACAAAGATTATGTAAAACAACTGCGCAAGGACTTCAGGGCTATCGCTAAGCCTGTGCAAAAAGAAATCAAGAGCGCTATCCCCAGCAAATCAAAGCCCCCTCTTAGCGGTATGCGTCAGGTTCACTTTGGTCGCCTAGCATGGGGCTCTAGCTTCGGGGCTGGTCACAAGCCATCTAAGTCAGTACTCATTCAAACGCCAAACACCCGTAAGAAGGCATACAGGGGCAAAGAGATTGCCATCGTACGACTACAGGTCGGATCACCTGCAACTGTTCTAGCTGACATGGCAGGGCGCAGGGGCGGTTCTAAGGGGCGCAAAGGCATGACTCCTTTGTATGACTACATGTACACAATGCCTGACGGCTCAAAGGTTCCTGGCAAGCGTAGACACCGTGTAGTACCTGGAAACTTCCTTGGTAGCCTTATGAGCGCAAGATTCGTCAAGCAACGCTGGGCCTCACGCTTTGTATGGCCCGCTGCTGAAAAGGCACTACCGCAAGCACAGCGTCAAATGGACATGGCAATCTCAGCAGTAAATCTAAGGGTCAATGCCCTCTTGAGGAGTAAATAGTGGCAGGTAAAATCAATACCCCCATCACGGTATCTATTCAGGGGCTTGCTAAATCTATTTCTCAGCTAAACATGCTCGGCAAATCTGTCGGGGCTGTTGCTAAGACTGCTGGTCTTGCCGGTATCGCCTTCGGTGGCTTTGTCGCAGGAACTAAGTTTGCTGACTTTGCTGTCAACGCTGTAGCTGGCGCTCGTGACCTAGAACGAAATGTTGCTGGTCTAAACACAGTCTTTGATGAAGTTGCCCCCCGCATGGAGGCATTCTCAAAGTCTGCCGTAAACATGGGGCTGTCCCTAAACGAAGCTTCAAAGGCATCTGTTTTCATCGGTTCGGTACTAAAGCAATCTGGCTTCAGCATAAATGAAACCGCTGACCTTACAGAGCGCTTAGTAGGTCTCGCAACGGATCTATCGATTACCTACGGCTACGATGTGCAAGAAGCTCTCTTGGGCATGACCGCTCTCTTCCGAGGCGAGTACGACCCGATTGAGAAGTTCGGTGTTGCTATGAAGCAATCCGAAATCAATGCGGAGCTCGCTGCTAGAAGCCTAAGTCATCTTGAGGGTGCGGAGCGTCGTCTCGCTGAACAGCAAATCCGTGTAGAACTGTTATTCAAGAGGTCGGCTGATGCTCAAGGCGCATTTGCTCGTCAGTCTGGCACTCTAGCTGTTGAACAGCAGAAGCTTGCGGCATCATTTGCGAATGTCAAAGACACTGTAGCCACATCGCTATTGCCTGTTATCGCTGGCATGATGGAGCAGTTGCAGGATGTTACTGCCACACTAGGACCACGACTTACTGAGACTTTTGAGGGCATGGCTCCTACTCTGGAGCGCTTGGTAGAAGACCTCATCCCAGCCATGATTGATGGGCTAAACCTCTTCCTAGACATTATGGATGAAGTCATCGCCCTTGTTGGCGACATGACAAATCCGCTTACCGATGTAGGCGAGTCCGTCACTGCTCTAGGCATCCAGTTTGAGTCCATCTTCAAGACAATCACCGGCAATGAGCTGACCGTCAAGAATGTCTTTGACATTATCGGATGGGCAGTCGGCGCTGTTGTAGACCTCATACACGACCTGCTCTATGTCATTGAGAACACGATTATTGGCTTCAAGGTCATGGGTGAGATGGCACATGCCTTCTTCACTGGTGACTGGAGCAAGCTTGTCTCGACTGACTGGGCTTCTCAAATTCAGCAACAGATTGAGCTCAAGGATGCTATCAATGCATCAAAGCTTGAAATGGCAGGGCTATACGAAGCAGCTCGTCAAAGCCTAAAGGCACTAGGCGACCAGACTGAAGTTTGGGATGTCAAGGGCAAGGTCAAGATCACCCCTGAAATCACTGGCGGTGGCGGTAGCAGTAGCACTACTGGCGGAGGTACGCCAAAGGTCATCAAAGACTATGTAGCAGACTTCATCGGCAAGCTTCAAGAAGAAGTGCAGAAGCAGTCAGCTCGCATACAACTTCAGGCTATGGGTGCTTCTGAGGGTCTAATTGACATGATTCTCGGCTCTGAAGGCTGGATGAAGGTCTGGATTCAAATCAAGAAGGGCATTCTCCCGCTTGCTGACCTAGAAAAGCAGTATTACAGAACCGCACAGGGCGCTAAGGAACTTGCAGATGCTCAAGAGAAGCTGGCGCAGGAGTGGGCAGACTACAACGCCAAAGTTGCTGCTATCAACGAACAGCTTCAGGCAGACCTACAGGCTATTGCTGAACACTTTGACGAAGTAAGGCTTAGCTTCACTGACCTTATGGCAGAGTTAGGTGTTCTCCCGACTATCGAGCGAGAGATAGGTAAGTTTGAGTCTGCTGTCGCAGAATACGCCTCATCTATCCGTGACTCCCTAAAGTCAGCCTTCCGTGCTGGTGACTTGCTTGAAGCAGGCTACAAGGAGCTTCAGGCATACGCAGATGAAGAGCTTGCTCTACTTGCAAACATTCAGCGTCAGCGTGACGAGCTTGCAGACAGGTACAGCCTAAGCGAGAGCTTGATAAAGGAATACCGCTCAGCCCTCACAAGCGCTCTAAGCCTCACAAATCTGTTTGACAAGCTTTCTAGCGAAACACAGACTAGAACCGTTACAGAGGTCTCACAGGGCGTTGTAAAGCTAGGTAATGACCTACGCACCTTCAATGTCACAGTCTCACGCTCATACGAGGAAACACTTGACTCAGTTGCTGATAAATCTGCTGGACTTCTTGATGGTTTCCGTACGATGGCAGAGAAGGCTCGTGCGTTTGCTAACAACCTTAGAATCCTCAAAGACATGGGTCTTGACCCAATGCTCTTCAACCAGCTTGTACAGGCTGGTGTCGAAGCTGGTGGGGAGACTGCTCAGGCGCTAGTAGACGGTGGCGCAGGCACTATCACCGAAATCAACAGCCTATTCAGCGAGATTGATGCTATAGGTGCTGAGCTCGGCTTTGAAGTCTCACAGACATACTACGACTCTGGTCAGGCACTTATTGATCAGTTGCTCGCAGGTATGCGCTCACAGCAAGATGCTCTTGAGGCACAGGCTACAGCTATGGCAGAAGGATTCAACAATGCCTTCCAGTCAAAGCTTGACCTGGCAATCAATGTTGCTCAAAGTGCTGCCGAGAACGCTGCTAGGGCTTCTGCTGCTGCTGAGATTGCTGCTATCCCTGTTCCTAAGCCAATGATTGACCAAGCCGCTCTAGACCAGCTAGACGCTCTTATCACAGGTGCTCAGCGCTATGCCGGAGCTATCGGAGATGCTACTAAAGCAGCAGGCGCTCAAATCAAGTCAGACATCTACTCAAGCTTGCGTGATGTCGTTGCTTCTGGCGGTCAGGTAGACCTATCAGGAATCAAGTCTGGCATGTCATCTGCTGACCTTGCTCAAGCTGCCGCACAGGCTTCTGGAGGCGTTGTAAACAACTACACCGTCAATGTAACCGCAGAGACTCGTGTAAGCGGTGCTAAGGCTGGTGAGGCTGTTGTACAGACTCTAAAGAACTACGAATCAGCTAACGGCCCAATCTCAACCGTTCTAACAACCTAGGCAGAGCATGGCAATCCCTACACCTAAAGTCGAAATTGGTTTTGACCTAACAGGATCAAACATCGGGCCATTTCTAAAGCTTGATGACCCAGTATCAGGAAAGCTTGACGACCCTGCATGGACGCTTGGTGGAACTATCTTTGTTGATGTAACTGACAGAGTGCGCTCTATCAACATTCAGCGAGGGCGTAATAACGACTTTACAAGCTTTACAGCAGGTCAAGCGAACATCGAGTTCAACAACCACGACAGAGCCTTTGACCCGCTTTATACAGCCTCTCCGTATTACGGCAACATTATCCCTAGGCGAGAGATAAAACTCTTCTCAAACGGTGTAGAACAGTTCAGAGGCTTTATTGATGACTGGAACCTGTCCTACCTACCAAATGGCGACTCAATCGTAACGGCTATCGCTTATGACTCGTTATCGCTAGTAGCAGGACAAACGCTGACAGGTGCAACACCTGACTCTGAGTACACAGGTGCTCGTATCAACAGAATCCTTGACTCTGCGGATGTTGCTTGGTCATCAACTGCTAGAAACATTGATACAGGTGCTTCTCTGCTCTCGGACTACCCGATTCAGGATGACACAAACGCCCTACAGTATCTACAGCTTGTAGCACAGTCAGAGCCAGGCAACCTGTTCATCTCGAAGTCCGGTGACTTTACCTTCCAAGACAGATCGCAGAGTCCGACTTCTACATCACTTGTGAACTTTGGTGGCACAGGAATCCCGTATCAGAATGTACAGGTCGTATACGGCTCTGAGAACCTCTATAACGAGATTGTGGTATCTAGAGCTGGTGGTGGTACTGCAATCGCCTCAGATACCGACTCACAGGGTCAATACGGTATCAGGAACCTGACTCAAGATGGGCTGTTGTTCGCAGATGACTCACAGTCAGTAGAACTAGCTGTTGTTTATGCTTCTCGCTACTCTGAGCCAGAATACCGTTTTGACCAGATTGAAGTTGCTCTACACAATCTAGAGCAGGCAGAACTAGATGACATGACGGGGCTAGAGCTAGGAAGCATCGTCAAAATCTCATTTACCCCGAACAACATCGGGGATGCAATCGAACGATACCTAGAAATCATTCGTATTGACCACACGGTGCAACCACAAGTGCACTACATGACTCTAGGGTTCCAGGCGATTGACTATGCGTCTCTCGTTCTCGATGACCCAGAGTTCGGTAAACTAGATACATACAGTTTGAGCTGGTAAGGAAATCATGGCAGGTTTAGGTAGAAAAGTCTTCACGGCGGGTGAAGTCCTAACAGCAGCGAATGTAAACGGCTATCTCATGGATCAGTCCGTCATGGTCTTTGCGGACTCAGCGGCTCGTTCATCTGCAATCGGCACAGCGACAGAAGGTATGGTTACCTACCTTTCTGACACGAACCTTGTATACGCCTACGATGGCGCATCATGGAACGCTGTCGGTGTGGAATCTGTTACCCTCACGAACTCAACCGCAACTGCCTACACAGTCGCATCGGCAGACGCAAGCAACTACCTACGCTTTACAGGTGCATCGGCAGTCGTAACAGTTTCAACGGCAACAGCCTTCACCGCAGGACAACAGGTGCAGATTATTGACGCAGGCGGCGGTATGACAATCACCGCAGGAACAGGCGTTACCTTTCAGGGCGCAGGAACCGCAGGAACAGCTTTGACAGCGACACTAGGCGCACAATACGAAGCAGTTGCAGTCATGGCAGTTGATTCAAACACTTACACGATCATCGGAAATGTGACCCTAGCATGAGTTTGATGCTTTTAGGAATCCTGAACTCACAGGTAGAGGCAGGGGGCGCAGGTGCTTTTGACCTGCTAGAAACTCAGGTGCTTAGCTCTAGTGCTGCTTCTGTTACTTTCACAGGGCTAGATAGTTACAGCGACTATAAGCACTTGCAGTTGAGGACTGTGCTTCGTGACACACGAAGTAGCGTTTTAGAGCCAGTTTTCGTGACATTGAATGGTGACACGGGTTTCAATTACGCAAATCACAATCTTCAAGGTTATAGTGGCAGCGTTTCATCTGGTTCCCTAACGAGTCAGCCACGCATGCGCTATGAAAGTGGCGCAGCTGGATATAGCTCAGTCACAAATGGGTTTGGTGCTGGAATAATTGATGTTCTTGATTTTAGTTCAACAACTAAAAACACAACTATTAGAGTGCTATCAGGTTATCCAGATAGCACAAGTGGAGTCGCACTTAGCTCAGGATTTTGGAACAATACTGCGGCTGTTACATCTATTCAGCTCATAGCTTTTGGTTCAACGAGCTTTACTGCTAATAGTCGGCTCTCTCTCTACGGCGTGAAAGGATAGTCATGCCCACACCAACTTATGATCTAATCGCATCAACCGTTCTCAGCTCTAGTGCTTCAAGTGTTACCTTTAGCTCTATCAGTCAGGATTACAGGGACTTAGTGCTTGTCTGCAAGACTGACAATGTTACAGTAGTCAGAGTCAATTCTGATACTTCTAGTATTTACTACAATGTAAGAGCAGCCGGAAATGGTAGTAGCACAGCTAGTAGCACTTTTGATGAAATTTCTTGGTTTAGTGCTAGTAACTATGGCACAAGTGGACTATCTATGTGGCAATTTATGGATTATTCAGTGACAGATAAACACAAAACAGTATTAAGTCGAGTAAATGATTCAACAGCAAATGTTTCTATGGCTGCTCACAGGTGGGCAAGCACAAGTGCAATAACAGCACTAGAGGTTACTACTCTCGGAAATGGTAATTACAGCGCCGGAAGCACTTTCTATCTTTACGGAGTTGCATAAAATGCCTTGCAAAGCAGCACCATGCTCTCAGGATGGTTGTGAAAAGTTAGTCAAGGCTAGAGGTCTTTGCTCTAAGCATTGGAAACGATGGCGTAACCATGGAGATGTCAATTTTGTTGGGTATAGGGGTAGAGCTAGAATCCACGAATTTTGTAGCGTAGACGATTGCTTCAAGCCACACTTTTCTAGTGGTTATTGCCAGATGCACAATCGCAGGTATTCAATTTATGGTGACCCCGAAATTGTTGCTCGCAATCCGCAGACCTACAAGGGCGCTAAATACAAAAAAGTTCTAGCACCAGAATCACCGATGGCAGATGCTAAAGGCACAGTCTACGAACACCGATTGGTAATGAGTGAAATGCTGGGCAGACCGCTAGTCAAAGGTGAAAATGTCCACCATAAAAACGGTGATACATTTGATAACAGGACTGAGAACCTAGAGCTATGGAACACCGCTCAACCAGCAGGACAAAGACCATCAGATAAGGTTGAATACGCAATCATGATTTTGAACTTATACGCACCAGAAAGGCTTGCATAATGGGAATGGTCTTAGTTGAGTCCGTCACAGTCGGATCCGGTGCGGCTGCTTCAATCGAGTTCACAGGGATACCTCAGACGGGAGTGGACTTGTTGTTGAAATTCTCTATTAGAGATTCTGCGGTTGTTCTAAATCTAAAAGTAAACAGCTCAGATTCAACAGCTTTCAAGTCACTTTATTATTCCCCTGGAAGTCAAAGCGGAACAGCGATTTACCCTTATGTTGTTCCAAGCTCATTTACAGCCAACACTTTCGGCAACGGAGAGTTTTATTTTCCTAATTACACATCTTCTGCAAACAAGTCGGCTAGTGGGGATGTAGTGACTGAAAATAATAATTCAACTTATTATTCAGCTATCTACGCAGCACAATTTGGTAGCAGCGCAATCAGCAGCATCCAACTTGTCAGCGCAGGAACAGGATTTGTTCAACACAGCACCGCATCTCTCTACATCATCACGAAAGCATAAGGAAAACAAATGTCAGACATCGCAATCGAAGTAAACTGCGCAACAGGTGAAGTCATCGAGCGCCCTCTAACAGCAGAGGAAATCGCAGAGCGTGAAGTTCAGGCTGCTCAGGCAGAAGCGGAACGACTAGCTCAAGAGGAACTAGCTGCTCAAAAGGCTGCTGATGCCCAGGCTGGTCGAGACGCACTAAAGGCACTCGGCTTGACTGATGCACAAATTGACGCTCTAGTAGGTGCGTAGTGCCTGTTTACAGCTCAGTAAAGTCAGTCGGAACCGCAGTAGTAGAGGTATCTGGCCCTTCGATCCGTTCACAGTTCGTCTACCTGCAAGATGGTGACTTCGACGGTGACACCGCAGTTTATGTCGGTGGATCAGATGTCACGACTTCAACCGGTGTCAAGTTGTCAAAGACCAACACAACCGTATTCCAGACCAACGCAGATGACTCGCTATACGCAATCTGCTCGGCTGCTGGTGGTACGGTTCGTGTCGTAAACGTACAGTAAAATAGTTTCATAACCTACACTTTTCTAACATTATCGGAGCGTGTAGTGAACGACGAAATCCCAGCATGGGCTATTGACCTCATCAAGCAGATTGAGCGCTTGAATGAGAAGATTCCAACGCACATAGACTGGGTTGAGCGCAACATCAAAGACCATGAGATGCGCCTACGCACTCTAGAGCGCCGCATGTGGGTTATCGCCGGGGCATCTGCTGTTCTTGGCGCAATTATGACATTCGTTTGGCAGGCACTAAATGGCTAAGTTACCTTTCCCAGAAAACACCATTACGGGCGTATACGGCTCTATGAGTGACTTTCGCCGTAAGAACAAGATGCAAGCCCATTCGGGTACTGACTTCGCCCCTACGGGCAGCTCAAAGGGCAAGACGGCTATTCCTGCCGTCGCTAATGGCACGGTTCAGTTCGTCAAGTGGTCGAACATCCTAGGATGGGTGCTAGTACAGACCGTGTGGGATGTCAAAAAGAAAAAAGCAGCGTATGTGGGTTACTGCCACTTAGCCTGCAAGAAGCACGGAATCAACTGCAAAGGCGGTCACGATGCCTCAGAAGCTATCACACTCAAAGCCGGAGATAAGGTCGCAGAAGGCGATGCTATCGGCATTATTGGTAATACAGGTAGTGCCTCTTCTGGCGCTCATCTTCACCTCACAATTAGTTGGTTAGAGCGTGGAGTATTCGGAGTCACCGCAGACAAATTCGATTTCGTTGAGTGGGTCAAGACCCAAGCTCCAGCGACAAAACAAGCGAACAAGAAAACGGAAACGGTGGTTCTTCCGCAGGTGAAGAAGTGCCCTACATGTGGACAGGACATCAAGTGAAGAACATAGCCAAGCAATTAGTTATACGATCCCTGGGTTTGTTTATGGCTACCTTCGCAGGTGGTATGGCACTTGGAGCTGTAGGTGGCGATTGGGTATTTGGTGCGCTGATAGGTGTCGGTAGCGCTTTTGTGGTCGTTGTCACCACTATTGGAGTTTCCCTAGCATGGAAAGGCAGTCTTGCTATTCAGGACATCGAGAACGCTTATCGAGCCGCCGTTGCTAAAAGCGACTCAGAGGCTGTAAAAGATGCTCTCGAAGTAAACCAAGACGGCAAGTTTGACTATGACGATATCGAGTACGAGGACAGTGACCCTGAGCTACAGTAACTAATCAGTTACAAAAGCCAATGTAACCTTTTGCACACGTTTTACTATACATTTTGCACAGTTTTAGGCCGACCCTTTGGGTTACGCCAGATAGCCATACGCTCTCTCGGAGACATTCCGCCCCAGCAACCTTCCATCTCTTGAGCTACAAGCGCATACTCACCGCATTGCCTGATTACAGGGCATTCCTGACAGAGCTTCTTAGCTAAGCGATACTGATTACCTATCTCTTGTTTCTCGGCGTACCAAATCTCAGGATCAGTTACCTGGCAAGGTGGGATTACCGGAGCATTGTCAATAGCTTTCTGTAACTTCATGTATAGGTGTTCAGCAGGAATGTGTATTTTCATGTGATGAACGATAGGACTCGTTTATTGAAAATGTCAAATTTGCATTTCTAGCAAAAGTATGTGTATAGTAATAAACGAAATAGCTTCCTTTGAGTCATTTCAAATTGATAAGTTCATCTTGTCTCTCTCTCCTGAGGCCCGCTGTAACCCCCTTACGGCGGGCCTCTCTCTTTATCTGTCGGCAGGAGTAGTGCCACCCCAGATGCCGTAAGGCTCCCTGGCGGTCATGGCATAGTCAAGACAAAGCTTTCGGACGGGACATGTCTTACATAGGTAGATAGCAAGCTTCTCGGCTTCTCTTACAGCCTCTACTGGTAAATCTTCTGGAAAGAACAACTCAGGGTATTGCGAGCATGGCACATCACCTTGTTTGATGATTGCAGATTGCAACGCAATGTACTTTTTGCTGACTTCTTTCAAAAATGTCCTTCCGTTGCTCTAGGGTATCGGTTAGGAGGTCAAAATGACAGCAATCAGCATCACTTCAGAAAACTTCGGTGCAAACTACTTAGGGGCATTCTCATCAGATAGCCCTGAATGGCACGAGGTTCGCTCTAGAGGCATCGGCGGTAGCGAGGTGGGCACAATCCTAGGGTTGAACCCTTGGGAGTCTGCATACGCTCTCTGGGCGAAGAAGACAGGGCTCATCGAGGACTCGTTCAAAGGCAATACAGCGACTGAAGTTGGCAACTGGCTAGAGGAACCTATCCTTCAGCGCTTTCAAGAGAAGCACCCTGAGCTACAGGTGTATCGCTGTGGGACTTACGCTGCTAAAGACTTCGACATCATGCATGCTAACCCTGATGGGGTTGCCTACAACAAAGAAACAGGTGAATGGTTTGTGATTGAGGTCAAGACCGCTCGCTACCCTTGGCAAGGTATCCCTCAGCACTACATGGCGCAGGTACAGCACTACCTGGATGTTCTCGGACTACAGAGGGCGTATGTTATCGGCTTGATTGCTATGGAGCCTTTTGAGCAGCTCGTTGAAGCTGACGCATTTCAACAGTCGGTACAGCGTGACGCAATACTTCGGTTCTGGAACAAGGTACAGACTCAGATGAAGCCTGACTGGGATGGATCAGAGTCGACTTATCAGACAGTTAGGCGCATGAACACAGACATCGAGGACAGGGAAGTAGAGCTTGGTGAGCTAGGAATAAACCTATGGAACGCACAGCGCAAGCTTGACGAAGCTCAGGCAGAGCTCAACATGCTCAAGTCTGCAACACTCGACACAATGGGTTATGCGAGAACTGCGTATGTCACAGTTGACGGACAGCCTCCGGTCAAGGTAGCCTCTAGACAGATGCGTGGTGGGACTCCTGCCCTCATCATTCACAAGAAGGGCTAATCATGATGGTATTGCTGGGTGACGAGATAACGCTCATGAAGGGCGATACCTGGATAACTGGCCCTTGTAGTGGGATAGTGCTTGATGATCAGCGTGAGCTAGATCGCTTGTACATACACGGTATTGACATGCCGTTTTACCTTTCGGCTGGTTGGAAGCTAGTCGAAGAAGACGATGACACAAACTGGAATGAAGGAGAAGACGATGAGATTTGACCTGAGCAAGTATTCAACTGTTGCTGAGAGACTGGCTAAGTTCCACCAGGACTACCCAGATGGCAGAATCATTACCGAATGGGCTAACGAGTTTGCAGAGCAAGGCGAGAAGGCTCGTTGGGTAATCAAGACAACTATTTACCTCAGCGCTGGAGATCAGGCAAACAAGCTCGCTAAGGCAACGGGGTATGCGTTTGAGATTGATGGGACAGGCGGAGCAAATCAAACCTCAGCCCTAGAAAACGCCGAGAGCAGCAGCATTGGGCGAGCCTTGATGGTCATGGGGTACTCAATGAACAAGGAACCTAACTCACTAGCATCTCGTGAAGAGATGCAGAAGGTAGTCCGAGGACAGAAAGACTTTTTAGCAGAGGCAGATAAACTTACCGATAAAGAACAACTGCGATTGCTCTGGGCAGAGGCTAAGGCTTCCGGTGCATCGTCAGACATCTTAGACAGGATTCAGAGCCGTGCAACATCAAGTACTAGCAGCGTCGGTGGAGGAGCTCAGGGAAGCGTACCAAAACTCTTTGACGATGATGCTGAAGGCAAGGGAACTGGGACAGTTGCAGGTCGAGCTACTGGCAAAGCGGGAAAGTGAATTCTGGAAGGTTGAATTTCTAGAGCGATTGAAGTTACTAAGTGACACCATCAGAGATACTCAAACTGATCTCAGAGCTAACCCAGGAGAACAGCCGAGGGGCTGACGCTCTTTACGCTGCTGAGGTCGAATTAGCTGAAGCAGAGAACAATCTCGATTTAGTCGAACAGAAGGCTTTTATCAAGGCGCAGGGGACTGTTGCAGACCGACAGGCCCTTGCCCGCCTAGAAGCCTCACAAGCCCGTTTAGAGCGTGATTTGGCGAAGGCTAAGGCTAACCGCATACGAGTCAAGATAAAACAGATTGAGACGGCAATTATGGGTGCAGGAACACAAGCTAGACTTCTTGCCTCAGAACTCAAAATGTAAGGATGACTAATGGCGCTCTCTAAAGCAATGCGAGAAAAAGTTCTCAAGCGAGATAACAATCAATGCTGGCATTGTGGCGAAGTTGAAGCCATCTCAATACAGCATCGTCGCAATCGTCAGATGGGTGGATCAAAGCTGCTTGACCGGCTGGACAACCTAATAGTTTTATGTAGCGCTATGAACTCATTGATTGAGTCAGACTCTAATGCTGCTAACACAGCTATTGACATGGGCTGGAAACTTGCATCATGGAAAGATTTTGCCGCTCCGATTTTCAATGCAAATACAGGTGAATGGTTTGTATTGGATCTCGCTGGAAACATCAAAAAAGTAGATACACCGTTATACTTAATCTAAAGACCCAGGCGGTGCGCTAACACCCCTGGGCGTGGTCAGACTAGTTAGGAGTCCAACATGACTAATTCTAAGGCCTGCTCTAAATGCGGTCAAATCAAATCAATTGATGATTTTTCTCGACACAATGGTTCTAAAGCAAGTAAATCTGGTAGACGATCTACATGTAAAGCTTGCGACGTTGAGGCAAATAGGCTCTATCGCTCAAAAAATAAAGATGCTGTCAATGCGGCAAGACGAAAATGGGCGGCAGAGAACAAGGATAAAAAAGCAGTTGCTGACAAAAAGTATAGGGAAGCGAATAAAGAACAAATAGCTGATAGGACTAAAATCTGGCGTTCTCAAAACCAAGAAGAATTGAGTGCTAAATCAGCTGCTTATCGGGCAAAAAATAAAGATAAGAAAGCTTTGACTGATAAATTATGGGCTCTAAATAACAAAGATAAAGTAAATGCAAACTCGAGGCGATGGCGACAAAATAATCCTGAAAAAGCTAGGGAAGTAGCGAAACAAAGTCGAGCAAGAAATCTCGAAACGCAGAGAAATAAAACTGCTCGCCGTAGAGCATTAGCACAATCTAATGGGTCTTTTTTAGTTACCAAATTAGAAATTTTGGCAATGCTTCGAGCTGGATGCTTTTATTGCGGAGCCCTAGCGGAACACATAGATCACATCATTCCTATAAGCAGAGGTGGCAGACATAGCATCGGTAATTTGACAGGCGCTTGCGCCAGTTGTAATTTGTCTAAAGGGAGCAAGTTCATTACAGAATGGAAGAAGGGGAAATGGACATCGAAGAACTAGCAAAAGAAATGCGTCTTGCCGCTCTAGATGGCTACAAAATAATTACTGCAAATGAGATGAATCTAGTCAGAGAGGATTTATTGCAGCTCTATTTTGATGCAGGTCGCTGGAAAGGTGGAGCTAGGGATTATGAGGCACGCAGGGCATTTGAAAGCTACAACGCCAGGGAGATAATGAAGCGGAGTAAAAGATAATGCCACTTATTAGAGGTCATCATTCATTTGACGAGCAATTTGCTCAAATTCCTAACGCATGGTTGCGTGACAATCGCCTATCTTTGAAGGCTAGGGGACTTCTTAGCCTCATTATGAGTCACTCTCAGGGCTGGTCGCTTAGCATCAACTCGATTGCGAATCAGAACCAAGAGGGCAAAGACGCTATCCGATCTGCAATCGCAGAACTTGAGGCGTATGGCTATTTGACTAGAAGCCAGGTCAATGAGGGCGGAAAGTTTGGCGAGGCAATTTGGACTACGCACGACCCTGCGGATTTCCCGATGGCGGAAAACCCGATGACGGATAATCCGACCCCTAAGAATACCAATAATAAAGAAGAACAAAGTAAAGAAATAGATGCGCATTTTGTTGAATTCTGGAATGCATACCCACGCAAGCTAGATAAGGCAAAAGCATTTAGAGCATTCAAGTCAGCCATGAAGCGAGCTAAGTTCGAGGACATCCTTGCCGGAGTAATTGCCTATCGCAATGACCCAACACGCAACCCAGAGTTCACGAAGTATCCCGCATCTTGGCTCAATGCTGATTCATGGGAAAACGCTGCAACGCCATCTCAAGACTCAGAAGCTGCCGAACGAGCCAGAATTAGGCGAGAGAAGGAAAAGGCTGCTACGGAGCGATTCCTAGCTGAACAACAAGCACTAGAAGCTCAAGCATCAGCACCTAAGCTCTGTGAGCACGGGAAGAACCTGGCGTTATGCCTTCCATGTACGAAGAAGCTCGATGGCTAAACCGTTCTCGCAGGAACTCTACGACAGGGATGACGCTGCTAAGGAGTTCGTCATTGACTTCTTTCGTTCTCGCTACGGCTACATCGTCTATGTCAACCCAGATCAATACGGGATAGACCTAATCGTTGAAAACGAGCGAGGCAAGTTCGAGCTTGAGGTCGAAGTCAAGCACAACTGGAAGGGCGAACGATTCCCGTTCAAGACCATTCACTTTGCAGCTAGGAAAATCAAGTTCGCAAAGAATCCACAAAATGTCACCTTCCTCATGTTGAATGATGACTGGACTTATGGACTGCTGGTCGAAGGCGAAGTATTTGCCTCTAGCCCAACTATTCGTAAGGACACTATCTACACACGCAATGAGGCTTTTGTCGCAGTACCAGCGAATAAAGGCACACTTATCAAGATGTTTTGATAGGCTCATCGTGTGTGGGAACGAGAAACTTGCGTTCGTTGTGGCTATTCATGGGATGTCACAAAGAAGCGAGGCAATGACAGAGTGCTTTGTGCAAGCTGTCGAACACGCAGGGCTGTTACAGTTCAAGACGGGAACTACAAATGCCTACCTTGGCACGGTAAGTTCTCAGATGATCTAGTAACACCGATAGACGAGGAGGGCGAGGAAGTGCTTCCAGGTATCCGCTCATGCGGAAACTCTGATTGTGTCCAGCCCTCACACATTGAATGAAAGGCAACCTACATGGCATTACTACTATCCTTCACAGGCTTCGTTGAAGAAGTGAAGACATTTGACTGGGGTTCAGTCGTAACCGTATCCCACAGCAACCGCTCCAAGAACGCACAGGGTGAATGGGAAACCACTAGCCGTGACTACATCGATGTAACAGTCGATGCAGACTCAGAGCACGCATGGCTTCTCTCAGCTCAGAAGGGCTTGCGAGTAGCTGTCTCCGGCAACGCTAAGTTCTCGACCTACAACAAGAAAGATGGGTCAACAGGCGTTCGCATCAAGGTCTGGCCTAAAGAGGTAGACACCTTTGAGTCTGCCGCTCAGTTCGACACTTCGGATGCGCCATTCTAGAGTTCTCAGTATTCGGTGACCCTGCTCCCCAAGGCTCTAAGAAAGTCGTAAGGGGCAGGCTCATCGAAGCCTCTAAAAAGCTAAAGCCTTGGAGAGCCGCTATCGCCAAAGAAGTCGAGGCGGTTCTTCCTTTAGATCACAACCTAATACTTGGCCCTGTAAGAGTTGAAATAGACTTCTACCTTCCCCGCCCGCCAAGTATCAAGCAATCAAAGCGAGCCTTCCCAATAGTCCCTCCTGATGTCGATAAGCTCGCCAGGGGCGTGTTAGATGCCGTCAACCAGGGTGAAGACGGAAAGTCAGGCACAGGGCGTTTATGGGCTGATGACAGCCTTGTAGTCGAATTAGTAGCCCGCAAGTTCTACGACGATGATCGTGCTCCAGGGGCGGTAATAAAAATAACGATTTTGTAACAGACGCAAAAATGTGTTTGACACTTGCCTAACAGTTCAATAGCCTTACCTCATGACAACAATGAGAGAGATACAGACAGGGCTACAAGCTCACCTTGATCTGTTATACAACAAAGGCTACGAGCTTGGATTCAACACAATCCTTGAAGACCTAGAGCTGATTGCAGACTCATGGTGGAACAACGGATTCACAACACCGGCAGAGATGCTACGCATGGAAATCAAGAAACTAAGGGGAGATGAATGAACAAAATCCGCAGATTCCTAGCAGAACTATTTTTCGAGCAGGAACTAGACCAAGACTACTGGATGGGTATTCGCCAGGGTGCTGAAACCACTAAGGCAACTATCCGACTACAACTGATTCAGTTGCGTGACCAAGCACCAAAGTCTAAGAAGGCGGGCATTGACGCTGCGCTAGAACAAATCGGTGAAGTCCTATGACCATGAAGATTACCCTTTGGCGTAAGCCCGGTTGTGTACAGTGCGACATGACCGAAAAAGAGTTCAACAAGCGAGGCATCATCTATCAGGTGAAGCGCCTAGACCGCTCACCAAAGGCCGTAGACCGATTCCTAGAGATGGGATTTATGGCTGCACCGATTGTCGAGACAGATTCACGCAGATGGTCAGGCTTTCGACTAGACAAGATCAAGAGCCTAGACGGACACCTAAAGACCGAGAGGGCTAAAGGCGTGAATGTACCCCTAACGCCTATGGTGCAGGTAGCAGATGAGGTAGAAGATGAGTGAGCTAACCGCAGAGGGAATCCTCAATGAGCTAGGAAAGCTTAGGGACAACACAGGCAGGGCCATGTCATTTGCAGACGGTCAGACCGTAGTTCCAAACACTCTGCTAACTCAGGTATGGGAAGAAGCAGGGCGCAAAGAGCAACAACGAATTATCAAGCTGCTAGAAGAAAACTTCAATCGTTTCGATGCAAGCAATAATCAAGTGGACTACATGAGCCTGACCGATTTTATTGCGCTAATTAGAGGAGAGCGACGATGAGTGACCTCGTTATTTGGGTGCCTCCAATTCTTTTATGGGTTGTTGTTGCACTTCAAATAGCCGATTACAAAAAGCGCAAAGCAACATCGGCAGAGATTCAAAAGCTAATCGAACTAATCAAAGGACAGAAAAATGACTCAGGTAAATAACGCAGAGCGCATTTATGACTGGGCGCAACAAGTTATGCAGGTTGAGTTCATTCAGCTAATCAACAAAAGATTTGGCGGGCTTGTTCTTTACGATGTTAGGGATGCTAAATCCGTTACCGCTGCGCTTGATTTACTAATGAGCGACATAACCAAGGTTGAGAATGTAAGCGAACTTGGCCTAGGAGTTCCATTTATTACAGTAAAAGGAGAGCAGAAGTGAGTGATAGAGAACTAATGCTCAACGACCCTGCTGCTTACTACATGCAACTCGGTAGGGAACAAGAGCGTGAACGCATTATCAAGCTGCTAAAAGAGTATGTCTGGATTGACATGCAATCATCTGAGCTAATCGGGCTAATCACAGGAGAGCAGAAGTGAGCAATGTTTGCATCAAAAATCCCAGTAAATACAAGGGCTATCGGGCCGAGAGCAACAGAGGTGACAAATGAGTAAATTTATCAAATTTGATAAGGGGGCATTCAATGACAGATACATGGTGCTTTTTGACAAGGTTGAGTTTCTAGTAGGCAGAAGCTGGGAATGGGGATTTCAGGCAACCTACTATCACCTAGAAAAAACTTTTACCTTCGTATTTATTCGGTGGTATTTATTGATTACCATCTATGACAAAAACCTAGAAACGGACTTTTAGAAAATGCTGAAAACTAACAACTGGCACAAAGCGAACTATGTTCAGGCCATCGCTTTGCTACAAGATAATCAACTCATCTGGTCAGGTGACTTTGACGATGTACGCAGACTAATCGCAGATGTATTCCTAGAGCACTTACAGGATGACAACTTCGGTTCCACCACATTGAATTACTTAGCCGAGAAACTAATTGAAAGCGAGAATGATCTAACGATCTAACCTGCCATGCTAGAAGACCTAACGCCACCACGCCGAGTTCATAACTGCAAGGTACGCACCGTTGCAGACGGACTAGAACAAAATGACAGGGACATCCTGCTTGCCGCAGTAGACAACCCAGAATGGAACTTCAAGACCCTCAGCAACGAACTAGCCAAGCGAGGCATAACAATCGTTGACACAGGCATAGCAAAACACAGGCGTAAGCAATGCGCTTGCTTTAGGGCATGATGCTAGAAGATTTGGCTGGGCTTGGCCCACAAGGAAGTGACAAGAGAACAACCGCACCGAAGGAAGCCTGGCGACCACAGCTAGAGATAGATTCTGACGGTGGATACTTTGTATCTACACCACGCACCGAGCAGGTTCACGATGCCACCGAGCTACTGGCAGAGTTCGACCTGAACCCGAACGACTGGATCATTACCGGCGTTCGCCGAAGCAAGTGGCAGACCTATCATGGCGAGTGGCTAGAGAGCTACCGAGTCAATGTCAAGCCTGTTGCGCAACGAGCAACACTTGTTCCCTATGACGATTTAGAGCGAGAACTGAAGAAATGGAAGCCTAAAGCGGCTAAGGCTACAAAAGGCGACCTAACAGCTATCTATAACATCGGGGACACCCAATGGGGTAAAGATGCGGGTGATGGAACCGAGGGAACAGTCGGCAGAGTCAGGCGAGCATTAGAGTCAGCACTTGGCAGACATGAGGAAATCAAGAACCGAGGGATAGGTCAGATTGCTCTACCGCAACTCGGTGACTGCATTGAGGGCATTGTGTCACAGGGCGGAAAGATTGCAGGGCGACTAGACCTAGACCTTACAACGCAGATCAGATTAGGTCGCCGCATCCTGCTCGAATGGGTAAAGGCGTTCGCACCGCTGACAGACAGGCTAATTATTCCAGTCGTTCCAGGTAACCACGACGAGTCACACCGCCAGCTAATCACCGACCCGATTGACTCATGGCAGGTCGAGATAGTTCAGCAGGTGCTTGACATTGCGAAGGAAAATCCAAACCTTCAACATGTCGAAGCAAGATTCCCAGAGCGGGACAACACAACACTCGCCCTAGACCTATCAGGCACAATGGTCGGATTCGCACATGGACACCAGATAAGGGATGCACAGAAGTGGTTTGCAGGTCAGGCTCTAGGTGCAACACCGGTAGGACAAGCCGATGTTCTCATCTCTGCCCACTACCATCACTACCGAGTGCAGAACTTCAACCACCGCCTCTGGATTCAAGTACCAGCTATGGATGGCGGTAGCGCTTGGTTTGCAGACCGTACAGGAATGGGTAGAGATACGCCTCATGGAATTGTCAGCCTTGTAGTAGGTGGGGGGTATGACCCAAGAAGAGACCTAGTAGTCCTGCAATAATGAAAAGTGCAGGGGGGTCATACATAATGAAAGGTCTAGGAATTTATGCCTACTTACTCCTACAAATGTGAGAACTGTGACGAAATTCGGTTCGAGATCCGTAACATGAGCGACTCAGAGCTAGAGATTTTGTGCAGAGAATGTTCAGAACCTATGAAGCGAGTCTTCGATTTCGGTTCGGTGGCCTTCAAGGGCTCAGGCTTCTACAGCACGGATAAATGAAGGGCTACAACTTCCAGGCTCCCTGCTTAGTCTGCGGGAAGCTCACACGAGGCGGGAACAGGTGCGAGGATCATCAGCTGCCAAAGCGAGACTATTCAGCGAGAGCTGCAAAGAAGAAAGCAACAGGCCAGTACTCCGGTGACTATCGCAAACGAGCAAAGCTAGTAAGAGACTCAGCAGTTGTCTGTCACATCTGCAGAGAAGGCTTCAAGCCCTATGACCCTTGGACAGCAGACCACCTAATACCGGCAGATCCTAACTCGCCACTTTTGCCAGCTCATAAATCTTGCAACGAGAGCCGAGGAAACAAACCGATTTAGAAAAATTCGGTTCGAGTTCCGTATAGACAGATTTCGGTTCGGTCACAAAAAGCAAAAATTCGGTTCGAGGCCTTAATAGGGATACACACACAGGTTCTGACGCAAAAAGACCGAAATCGAACATTTGTTCGTCAAGCCCCCCTAGATAGCGGCAGATCGTCGAACACTTGTTCTATCAGACAACTCTCAGCGTTTCGTTATGAATTCGTTACCAAAATAAAGTTGACACGCTGCCCCGCAGTATTGTCTACTAAGCAATAGCCAAGGCAACCCGCCAGGGCTAGAGAGAGTAGAGAGAACATGAGCAAGAAGCAACTAGAGGACTTGGCTTTAGCCAAGGAGCTAATCCAGAAGTATGAAGAGCTAATCCCCAAGTGTTACGCCAACGGAGCGAGCATCTTGGCTAATCGCTATGAAAAGTTTCTAGAAAATACCCGTATTTGGGTGGCAAATATGGAGTGCAACTAATGGAAACTGTAGGTATCACTTTTGTACTTTTGTTTTTAGGCGTTTTGTATTTGGGACATGTCTTTGGGGGTGATGAGTAATGTTAGTTATCTGCCCTAGACACGAAGGCGGTTACGATTGCAACCCCTTTTGTAACATCTGCGAGGGAGAGCAAGAAGTCGAACTCAGAGAGCCAGAACTAGTCCCCGAAGAGCCTGGGCGACCAATGTTGGCCCTGAAACGCCGAAATGTTTACGAAATCCTGAAGTTTCTAAACCGAGACTTTGGGCTAACCCGAAACCTAACCGACAACGAAACCGAGGCACTTCGAGAGCTACAAATCGAATTATTACAAATAGCAGTAAAGAGAGAGAGCTAAAAAATGAACAGCGTTTTTATTGAAGCCAAAGAATGGGTAGACAAGACTTATGGCAACAGCTACTTCAGCGCCCGTATTTATGTCGACGGGGAAGAGGTAGGGCGGCTGCCTTTTCAATACGGGTACGAAACTATGTACGAACAGAAAGCCCTTGAAGAGCTAAACCGCCTAGGGCTAGTGTCTGCCAGAAGACTATGGGAGCTAAAGCAAGCGGGAATTGCTACCTATAGCGCCAAGATCCCCGCCAACAAACAACAAGTGAAGATGTTTGGCAATAGCCAAATCTAAAGAGAAAGAGTAAGAAAACATGTTAGAACTAAAAGAAACTGCAACCGCTGAGTTAACCACTTACTGCACCTGTGAGGTATGGGATGAGGAAACCGATACCTATTCACCGGCTGACACTTGCTCGGACTATTGCTTTAGCGATGCTGAGGAGTGGGCAGGGGAGCTAGTGCAAGACTGGCTAGATAGCCAAGACCTGAACGAGTGGGAGCAAGTTATTATTCAAGGCACGGGGCTAGGCTGGAGGTCACTTAGCGGGTTTAAGTTAGTCAAACCTGAACCGCTGGAAATTGTGCGGGCACTTTACCTGAACGGAGACTTTACGATTACCTATAGTCTCACGCCTGAGGGCAATCTAACCGCTAGGCGGGGCAGTCATGATGAACCTATGGGGGCAGGGTTTGAGTTTGCCAAGATACAGGTTTGCGCTTGGAGTGAGTGCAACGATACCGAGGGACTTGAGTCCGACAGTTACGGGCAACCTGCCTGCGAGTATCACCGAGAACTAGCAAAAGTTAACTGATAACGAGAACGAGAGAGAGAAACAAAATGGGAGCAAGAACTACATGGGAACTACAGCAAAACGGACAGACACTAAGTCTGTACTCGCACTGGGGTGGGGAGAGCAAACTGACAGACACTAAGCAAGCCCTTAGCGCTGCACGCCCCCGCTGGAATGACGATAGTTACGCAATGCGCATTTTTGTATCGCAAATTATTGGTAATGAATGGAGCAGTGAAACGGGCTACGGCTTGGGGCTTGGTTATGAGTTCGAAGAGGAATACACCCCTTGCCAGGTAAATTTCACGGAGCAGAAAATCACTTGGGGCGAATTGTCTTTTAGCTTTGCTGAATTCTTGGAGGTGAACTAATGATTAAGTACGGTTATCAATGCGACACTTGCGGGGATAATCACCTAGCAATGTTCGACACCGAGAGCGACTCTCTTTGGTTCTTGGAGACATGGAAGAGTCAAGGCATGAAGACTTGGAGAGTGAACTAATGCCCGCCCGCCATGCCAGGGGAGCACACGCCAAGCGCAACCCCCTAGGAGGGTTAGTCTCTTTAATCGTTCTATTCGCCATAATCGCAACTATCGCCCCCGCCCTTATCGGTGTGGGCTTGATACTTGGGATTTTTAGCGGGTGGCTATCGAGAGGGCTAACTAAGCTATAACCAAATACCGCAACCGCCAAACCCCGTTAGGTAACCCCTAGCGGGGTTTTGCCATACCCGCCCCGCCCCCGAACCCGCCAAGATCACCAAGCAAACCGCAAACCGCAAACATGCTAAGCGTTCACCGGAGCCCCTATCACGCCCGCAACCTATCGCCCTAAGTAATCACCCCCGCCAGACACCTAAGCCCGCCAGAACGCCACCTAGAGCCCGCCAAGATAACACG